ATAAGGGATTTTCTTGGCGCTTCCGTTGACATAGACCGTTATGTAACCTTCTGGTGCTAGCGGCAAACTAGGATCAGGCATTGCCGCCGTGTTGCTGGTTGCTAAATTAGCATTGAGGTTGGATGTTACCGTAACATTCGATAACGTGGCGTTGCCACTGGTAATTGTCGTATTAGAAAGTGTCAGGTTTCCGACACTGGTTGTTGTGCCGCCCAAGGTCAACGTCGTGCTACCAAGCGTCGTAGAACTATTTGCTAGGTAGTTATTGGGGAAAGTCGCAACAACACTGGTAATGTTAGCGTTGGCATAAGTGCCGCCATCCAGCGTGACACTGCTGACATTGCCACCTGTGATTGCCACATTGTTGGCATTCTGAGTGGACATCGTGCCAAGGCCAGACACCGCAGAGTTCGCAATAGCAATGGCTACATTGGCTGCACTTGTGATGCGACCTTGAGCGTCAACCGTGACTTGAGATACTTGGCTGGCAGTGCCGTAAGTACCGGGAGCCACTGCCGTATTAGCTAGAGTAATCGTGACATTGCCGGTCAACTGCCCACCACCGGAAATGCCTGTTCCTGCCAACACAAACGCTGTATTCGGGGTTGCACCCACATCAGGGGCGGTTAGGACTACTAAGCCTGTCTGTCCGTTGACCGACAGCACTGCATCGGTATTGTCTATCTTCTGCCAGACAGCACCATTAAATGCCGCAATGTCATTGACCTGCCAATCCGTAATGCCGTTCAGGTTAGTTGAACCTGCTTGGCTGACAACGTAGTAATCACCCTTGTCACCGACGCTGGAGGTCAACGTAGGATCGTTGGTCGCAGCGTTCCAAGTACCCTTGTAAACAAGCGCACCGATAACATTGATGTAATTACTGACGGTCTTTAGCATGGTTTAACTCCCATGATGGTTATGAGCCATCGCCGGGTGTTATATAAATGACAGCATTACTAGAGGCTGTTGATGCCGTAAAGTAAGCATTAGGCAGGAAGGTAATAATCTCATCCGTACCCGCAAGTAAAGGCATTGCCTGACCGGAAGAAGTTACCACCACAGCAGCAGCGTTAGCCGCAGCCGCAGTCGTGCCAACACCTAAGAAAGCGGTCACAGCACCAGCATTCAGGATGCGGTATTGGTTGCCACCAAGGGTTGTGGATACGGCCTGAACTGGCGTAGGTGCAGTTACACCAGCCGTAAACGTCACGGTATTACCGGACGGGGTAAAAGGTGCATTAACTGCCATTGGAATCCTCCGGCTTGGGTTGCTGCTCATTAAACTGAGCTACCAGCTTTTGCCACAACGGATGAGCGCCAGACTGCGTTGGCAAATTGCCAATAACTTGTACGATAAATGCTGCTTCGTTTTGGTCTAGTTCAAACTTCATTGCTTGCGCTCCAAGGAAGCGGTGGCGTTACCACCGGAGGATTGATCTGATTTTGAATCTGTCGCTCAACATTGGCTTCAGTTTCATCCTTGTCCACACCATTCGCCCACACCCAAGTCAACACTTCTTCTTGGGTTAGGTCTTCATAAGGCGTAAAGCTGCCACCGCCATAGGCAACACCGCAAGTGCCATAGACATTAGTGGAGTAATCACCATTGACACCCGTACACGACCAATGAACGGTAATGACAACATCAGCATTGCCTTGAGATAGCGGTAAGCAGTCCATCGCGGTCACAGCCCAGTTAAATGTTGTACTCATTTTTTACCCTCCAATGCGGCGACTTTCGCCTGTAGTGTTTCAATCATTTAACAAGCCATCAATACACATGGCACACAGTACGATCCATCTTCGTAGGTACAGGTGACATGAGTTGACGTTACCTTTGCGACAGTTTTGCTGCGGATAATGTCATCGCCCTGCGGCTTGGCAGTACCGTCACCAGCAGACATCAGCAAATCACCGCGCTGAACCGTTACACCTTGAGCGATACGGATAATCATATCGCCCGTCATAGCGACGTTCATATCGTTAGCAAACACATCGTCATCGTTATCCCAATTCACGAATACGCCAGCAACATTTACATCGCCTTCAACGTCTGACACCTTCATGCAGTTCAACTGCTCATTGGCCTGTGGCTCACCTGTTTTTGGGTCAATCCACTCTGCCATCTGGTCAAGGTTAGACATGACCGTACCCTTTAATAATTCGATACGGGTATTGTCCGCAGTCTGCGCCCAGCGAGATAAGTGACCACCGTTATATGAAACGGTTGTGCCAGACACAGAAATTGTTCCTTCTTTCGTTCCATCTTGGTAAAAACCAACCAATTCTCCGTCGTTTGTTTTTCTGTTTACATCTAGAACCGCATTGCTAGCCCTTGAAAATTTACCGCTACCAAGATCCCTTTCAAAAGCAATACCCGGAACATTATCATTAACAGGATTTTCACTCGTCGTACCCACAAGAAAATACCCGCTGGCGGTGATACGGGCGCGTTCTGTGCCGTTGGTAGCAAATCTAATCGCATAGGAGCCAGTTTGATTAACTAAACCTTCGCCATTAGGGTCTTGTGCAAAATCAAATGAAGAGGTTCCATTTTGCGCTCTTACGGTTGTAAAATTTGCGCCACTTGTAAATATTGTAAGTCGTTGACTTGGCGAACTCGTACCAATCCCCAAATTCCCACTCGCATCCAGCCTCATCGCTTCAGAAAGCGTGAGCGCCGCCCCTGCTGTTCCAGAGGCTGCGTAATACCAAACGTGTTGTGCAGCAACCTGACGGTACAAAGATGCAGTATCTGTTGCACCATAAATGTAAGTGCCAGAGCCTGTGTTGATGACGTTTGCTCCGATGTTGATTTCATCGTCACCAGTTGCGCCAAACACACCATTTCCAAGGCGACCAATGCCGATGGACTTCGTTGAAGCCCACCAAGAAGCACTCGGCGTAACGCCCAAGCCGAGGTTACCTGCGCTGTCGATGCGCATGCGCTCCTGTATTACACCGCTTGTATCGTCGGTGTTGAGCGTCAGAATCCCACCGTTAGCCGCCTGACCAATACTTCGTATTTCAGCGTTGTTGAACTGATTGCCGCTTCCGCGACCCGTTAAGTCCAGTACAGCATTAGTGTTAGCCCCGCTGCCACCGGTGACCCGCAAGGTAGCCGCAGTAGAAGCCGCTCCTGTTATTTCTAGGTTGTATGCAGGCGAAGTCGTTCCAATACCTACGTTGCCTGCGCTGTCGATACGCATACGTTCGGTGGCGTTAGTACCGAACTTTATTGGCTCATTTCTATAATGCCAAACTAATCCTTCTTCATCTGCGTCAATCCCAACCTGAAAACCACTTGTTGAAGTTTGACCAGTAACAGTATTAGTAAACTGTAGATATGATTGATTTGAACTATTATTGTATAGCTGAAGTCCTATTCCACTTGGTGTTGTAAATATCGCATCTCCCACTAAATCTAGTTTCTTTGTAGGCGAAGTCGTCCCAATCCCCACGTCACCCGCAAAATAGTTCGCCGCCGTCCCCGACGCATAGATGTTCCACTTGTTCGTGCCGGAGGAAACCAACAAACGAATGCCGAAGTTGTTTGTGCCTTGGGTTTGGTCTTCAACACGAATTCCGTACTGGTTAGTAATGGTGGAGCCTGCGCCTTTTGTTGCGTCACCGACCGCCAATCCATCAACCGAAGTAACGGTGAAGGCCTCTGCCGCAGTTGCCGCTTGAGCGTAATAAGCCGTCACGCGAGTAGTTGCTGCGCTTGTACCTGTTGGGTTTGTGTACGCGCCGTATTGGTTTGCACCTATCAATGCAGTACCGCGAATAAACAGCCCCGCTGTAGAGTTACCAGCACCACCAACCCCCATATATCCATTCACCGTCACGGTGTCGGTAGAGGCATCACCAAGCGTGGTGTTGCCTGTAACAACCAGCGTTGTCGTATTGGCAGTTGTAACAGTGACGTTGGTTAGCGTCACATTGCCACTGGTTACAGTGACATTTGCCAACGTCATGTTGTTCAACGTGCTAACCGTATTGCCTAGCTGTATTGCCGTATTGCCAAGCGTAATCGTGGTTGCAAAGTTAGCATCTAGTTGCGATAACGGTATCGTTGCCGTTGCATTTGCAAATGTATTAGGTACTGGCATTTAGAACCTCGCTCTCAATTCATGCTCAAACTCGAAGCCGTTAATCGTAAATGGCGTCACGCTGCCTTCTAACGTGATGCCTAAATACTTACCAAACATCTTGGCATCTTTCTTGTACAAATAGTAACCGCCGCCCGAACTGTTTGCCGCAGCCCATCCGATCAACAAGGATGCGTTATTGCTCCAAGAAATAGGACTGCCAACATTATTCAGCCAAATGATCGCATTGGAAAACTCAATGGCTGGCGACTGTTGATTTTCTGAATCCACATAAGCATCAAAGATAATTGGCTCACCACCAAGGGTTGCTTCAATGCCAATCTTTAATGCCTGCTTGTCACGAATAGGATCACCCATCGGCAACAAAGCAGTTTCCAAAATCATATCTACCGGATTCAAGACATCTTCGTAAAACTGATGCAAGTCTTTTCCGCTAGTGCCATAGAGGTTTAAGAATCCATCCTTAAATGCTGGCACTACAAAGTAGCAATCCGTTAATTGATTGGTAAAAAACCATTTGCGCTCAAAGAATGCCGCTTGTATCCAACGCTCTGTGCCATCGTCATTGAACTTGAAGTTAAATACGGCGCATAGAATGTTATTGATTAAGCACTGACCACCGCTAATAAACTCATCAAAGTTAATTAGTGGGAACACGCCATCCAACGGATCACTGATCTTGGTCGTGGTTGCACCCACCAACGCATAGACCCCGTACTCGTTCATAAACAGCACAGAACGGAAGTAAGGGAAAATAGCGTGTTTTAGCTTGGAGCCGACTGAGGCAGATACGTTGGTATTCGTAAACAACGTAGTGCCAAGCGTAGAATCTACCCGCACATCCGAAAAGACGTTGATACTGTCTTCGCCAAATACATACAAAAAGTTGTTGGCAGAAAGAATGCGGGTAATTTCGGTACGCAACGTCGAATCACTTAACGTAATGAAGCCAGCCGTTAAGTTAATAAAATCATTGTAGGTATCGGTTGCCGTGTAATACACGGTACGATCCTGCGCAATCCAAGTGCGGCCTGAGAAAGTGGCAATATCAGATCCACTCTGATTCAGAATCGTGCAAGTCACATTGGCATTTGTGCCTGCGCCAGTAATAGTGACTGTTGGCGCGGTGGTATAACCTGTGCCAGCCTCAGTCACAATCACTTCCGATACCGCATTGGCAACCACCACCACCGTACCCGTTGCCTGTACGCCATTCGCTTCATTGGGTGCGCCAAAGGTAACAGCAGTATTGGATGTCAGATAGCCACTGCCACCATTATTGATGGTAATCGTATTGATGCTGCCAATGGAGAGTAAATTGGTGCCATCCCAAGTCTTGTAACCTTTAACCGGATCAATAATTAGCGCACGTTCATTGCGCCACTGCGTAATCATTACATCGGCATTGGAAAAGGTATTTGCCGGAGCAATGTTTCCTTGAGCGCCTGTCGTAATGTTGACATACTGTGCCGATCCATCGTCTTGGAACGCCAGCACATACTCGTTGTTGCTAATGTTGACAGAGCCTTGAAACGAAACATTTGCAGTAAATGCAACATTCGCAAGCTGCTGATTGCCGGGTGTAATCTTGAGGTTGCCGTAGCCAATGGGCTGGATGTTTTCTAGCCAGCTAAACTCGCCATCACCAATTACCGTGCGGTTATTCTTGGTGTTAAGACCTTTGAAGTCTTTGACTACGGCGTAATTTTTTTTCTGCTCTGCCGCAGCCATATCAATACCCCGCTGTGTAAGGTGTCGGCAGCCTGCGAGTAAAGGTAGTGTTCAGAGCTTCCATAACGTGCTTGCTGTACTCTTGCTTGAAGATTTCAGCTTCACCGTAGGACTGCTCTTGGTATTTTGCTATGTAAGCGGCGTAAAACGGCACCGCTTCAGTAAAAGGTGTAGGTAATACTTCAACGTCAGCACCGTTAGTCATTGGATCAACCAAGACAACGGTATCAATTTCCATTTGGTACGCCTGATCAGGCTTGGGGCCAATAAAAATCTTCTTAGGCCCATACATGGAAAAGCCTACTGGACGCCCAGTGTAGTTTTGCCAATAGCGCAACTGTGCATTAAAGTCAGTCCAAGGCAGGTAGTACAGTGGAATGCGCGAGTTCCCCCAATAGAGGATCACATTCAGCACATCAACGGTATTGACGCCTTCCGGCAAGTCAGCAAAGTCGATGGTTTCGACGTTGTAGGTTACCGTGTGATTTTGCAAAACACGATTGCACCCTGAGTCTCGAACTAGGGTGTTACGCCCATCGTTTATGTAATCCGTTAGCTCTGCATCTGTCCAGAAGTTCGCATTAACGTCATGTAATAAACGCCGGGTCTGCGTAATGTAACCAGCAAGCGTATCTGCCATTTTTAACCATCAAGGTTTGCAACTTTCGCCGCACCCTTTGCCTTCGGCATTGGGGCGGCTACTCGTTCCACCACTGGGGCTGACAAGTGGACGGGCTTAATAGACTCTTTCGAAAAAGAAAACAAGGCCAGCTTTTCCATTGCTTCGTTAAACTGGTTACTCATTTTCATCCAACCAAGTCTTACAAGATACGGCTCTTTATTGTCATCGCCATAACCAAAGATATGTTTTGCTGCAATTTCAGGAATCTCAATCTCTTTTCCAGACTCGAAATGGTACACCGTACCATCTAAAGCATCGAAAAAAGGGTCAGAACCATTATTGCGAACAAAGATCGTGGTCATAGCGAGACAATATCTCCATACAGGGCAACATCGCAAGTAACTGCGGCGTTGACCGAACAATTAACATAAAGCACTCGGGCAGTTTGAACGTCAGTGTTTGCAGCAGAAGCCAATGTCAGGTCATCAAACTTAGTTGTGCCAGTTGCGGCACTTAGGGCTTGATCGGCTGCAATGGCAGTGCCTCCACCGCTTGCGGCGGTGAAGACACCCACATTGGCACCACTTGCATTACCACTGAAGTTAGACAGAACTATCCGACGCACAATGTATTTAGTTGCCGCTTGCGCAACCAAAGTCGTGACATCACCAGTAGCAGCTAGGCTTACGCCTGTTTGCTCTGCCAAACGGTAATTGCCAAACGAATCTGGATACGACCGGCCTACTGCATTTGCGTCCATAGCTCCCCCTTATGCGTAGGTTTCGCCAGCAGCTTGACCACCGTTGATGTCCAGCAGTGTCACAGTCGCATTGCCAGAAGAATTCTTGGCATAAATGTTGACACCATCGGAGATCACAACACCACCAGTGTTAGATGCCATAACGACGGCATTGGAACTGCCGTTATAGGCCAACACAGTGACGTTAGCGGACGGGAACATGACATAGATACCTGCCGGAATGACAGTACCGTTGCCAGAATCCACTGCGGTAACAGTAACGGTCTGGAAGTAAGCGCCCGGAGTGTTGCTTTGAGCGCCAGCCAGAATAATTTTATTAGGTGCAAGAGACATGATTTCCTCCTTACAGGCTCAAAGAGTTGTAGCCCGTAATCTTCGTCATGGCTTTCGGCTTGGTGTTTACCAATTCTGCAATCATCAGAACTGCACCAACGTAGCCAATCTGGAAGTTCGGAAGTGTGGACTCGAAGCCAGTGAAGGCGAACGATGCCTGCTCATGAATGTAGAGCGAGAGATAGTTCGTGTTCAGCAGATACAGAGTACCTTCCGGGCAATACGGGTCTGGATAGATTGGCACACCAGCAACCATCAGGGCGCGGAAAGCAGCCTGTGGGCCATTGGCATCACCATCAAAGCCGGAGCCGGGAGTGATCATGTAGTTTTCTTGGCCTACATAATCCTGTGCCAGCAACGTCCAAGTACCGAAGCCGCAAACGCCAAAGGTCGGAACCTCTGCGCCATTTTTCACGGTGCCGGAAATGTATTGCAGTACGTTTTGACGGGTCGGGTTGACCGAGCCAGCAGCGTATTGCTTCGACTTCCACCATGTGTCCG